AGGTAATAGCACACCTAAAGTGGTTGAGTACATCACGTTAGAGCAATTCATAGCGAGTGACTTAGCAAACACTGGTGGTGCGTCTACATTCGGAAAAGTAGAATGGGAATTTGAAGGTGAAAAAGGGAAATTTAAAGCACGAAAGAATTTCCTCCTAGATATTTCAACTCCAGCATATTTAGCTGAACAGACACTTGCTAATTTAGGGAAACAAGTAAACAAATCATTCATAAAACCAGAACTGGGTAAGATGCGAATAGCCGTGACAGGTGATATCTGGTCTTACTTCTCACAGTCGTGGCTAAACTATTTGACCGGAGAAGTCTATCTTCAATGGCCCGGAAATACTTTGGATGAAAGGGTGGATCAACAGACACAGAGGATGCAGGACATGCGCGATGCATCGGTCGGAGCATACCCATTACCTTTCGATTTTGCAGCATTTGATCATCAGCCGGAGATTGACGAAGTACAGATACTGAGTCGCAAATTCTTAGAGCGTGGTGCAACGAATGTACCGATAACAGAAATAAACGTATGGAAAGACGTGTTAGATAAAACAGTTGATAGTTTTGCTCATGCAATATTGATAGCACAAGAAGGAGACAAAAAAGAAGAATATACTATTCTAGGCGGAGTGGAATCGGGAATACGGTTGACATCGCTCCTTGGTAACTACTGGAATGGGACGATGACCCATGTGGGAAAAGATTGGTTATATAAATGTGGATATAAAGGTGAAATCAAATCATGGTTACGTGGTGATGACTCAGACATAATTGGCAAGAATTACTGGGTTGCACTGGCTATGCGTTTGGCGTACGCTGCAATAAATGCAGTAGGTAACGATTCAAAGTACGGTATACATTACCAACAATCAGAATTTTTACGTGTGTGGTATGGTGTAGACAAGAATTATGGCTACCCAAATCGTGCAATTCCAGGAATCATGCAGCGCAAGCCATGGTCCTCAGAACCCTGGGATCCTGAGGGTGTATTGAAGGCACAATTGTCTACGGTAGATACACTCGAACGGCGTTTAGCTCGTAAACTTCCAAACTTACGTTCCATAGTCTGTCAAGACTGGAGTCGAATCAGGCACAAAAGCATTGATTGGCTGCGTCTTCCTATGCAACTTGGCGGTTTAGGCTTGTTACCTTGGCGTGGTAAAGCAACAACAGTTGCTTGGCCCAAACTTGAACATCCTAATATTGAAATAACCAACTTGGATCCTGGTTCATACAACCACTACCAGACCATGAAATATTGGACACTGACTGAAAACGAACTCAAGACGCGACAAAGCATGAGTTTAGTAAGCAAATGTGCTTCAGATGATATTCGTGGACTAGGCCAAAAGTTTCGTGATAATTACAAACACGCGTTGTCCAAAATGCCAGAAGTGCAATGGACAGAAGTAAATATTTCGAAATTTCCCGTTCACACACTCACTCAAACAGCTGAAAACTTGTTACGCATTAGTACACCGAAGGAACTTGCAACAACAATAAGTACAAGAGGCTCGGGTTTTGGTGAGTATCGTGAAATGCAAGAATGGTGGACAGAGGCACAGCTAATCGCACAGCTCCGTCCGGACGTACAACCTATGAAAATGCTACAGACATACAACGTAGCAATGTACACAGCAGTTAAGCACTTAGAGCGTAAAGGACTACACCGAGGTAGTGCACTTGATTACGTTTTTGGAGATATCGCTGGAATGGTTGTTTCCCCTCTTTCGCCTCTAATTGCGTCCGCAGTTCAGAGTGCGCTCAGTCTTCAGATTGCCCCTTGGGTCGAGACTCAAAAACATTGGACACGAGAAACGTGGGCCTGGTTTACAAGTGTTGTTGCGCATTGGTATGCAGACAACCTGAATCGGAGTCCTCTATCACAGACGCTCTTCCAGTGGTGAAGCCGTGGTGCGTACACCCGTTGAATGTGCAATCAACGTTAAAAGGTTCCAGGCCGACTCTACGCGAGAACAAGTAGTACACATAGAAATCCCAGGTGGGAG